ATTGATAAGCTCGATCGTTGGCTGGAGGAAAATGCAAAAGAAAACAATACTAATGCTATCAGACCATCCGTGAACAACTACAGCTCAGCGGATGTAAAATTGGGTGAATTGCTGGAAAGTCATGGAACTAACACCACAACGCAACTGGAAACGGTAGACGTGAAGGTTTGAAAAGTTAGAACTATATGACAATCAGCAGCCGAGCTCCTGGGAAGAAATTTTGGAGAAGGTTCAGAGACTACGGTCAACCTAAATCGAAAGACATGGTAATGATCCGACAGCGCCCAACACCAATTTGGTGATGATATAGTCCAAACTTCATAATAAGTGAGCACGTCGGGCGTCGGAACCCAAGCTCGTTGGTTAATTAATGGATTAATCAATACAGGGAAATATAGTTTCAAGTGTTTTGGCGGTGCAGTCAAGCACGACAACTACGAGACAGTTGTAGTAAATCCAGACTTTATTGTCAAACCAACTGATGGATTTGGAGACAAAAACCTGCTTAGAAAAACATTAGCCCAGCTAAGACCAGATGCTCTCTTACTATTTACTGACCCAAGATTTTTTATCTGGGTTTGGGAGATGGCAGATGAGATCAATCAAATTTGTCCGATTGCATATTGGCACCTCTGGGATAATCCACCGTGGCCTGACTTTAATAGTGTTTTGTATGACTCGACTGATTTGATTAACTGCATCAACTATCCCACTTATGAGATGATTAAAGATCACTTTCCAGAAAAGACAAATTATATTCCTCACGCAGTGCCACAAGAACTTTTTAAAGAATTACCCGTACAACAAATCCAAGACTTTAAGAAAAAATTGTTAGGCAAAGAGCGTCTAGACCACTTCACTGTCCTCTACGTCTCAAGAAATGCCAGAAGAAAGATGACAGCTGACATATTAAAGTCGTGGCAAATGTTCATGAAAGATATGAAAGAAAAACACGGTCACCAAAAAGCTTCAATTATAATGCACTGTGATCCACTCGATCCTGAGGGTACTAATTTGCACAGCGTGATAGACATGCTGGGAATTAAAGAAAATGTCGTCTTTTCAAAAGATAGAATTGCTTTTGAAGACATGAATGTGCTCTATAATATGACTGACACTGTTGTCAACAGGTCGTCTAATGAGGGCTTTGGGCTCCCTATTTTAGAGGCAAAAATGTGCGGCAAGCCTGTCATCTCTATAAAGACGGGCGGCTTAACTAGACAAGTTGAAGATCATTTGACTGGTGCGCAGTACGGAATAGGTTTGGATCCTGAAGTGAGATCCATGGTCGGCAACTTGATGATCCCCTACATCTACGAAGATTTTATATCTCACGAAACTTTATCCAGGTCTTTCATGGAGATGTACGAGTGGGGCCCAGACAAGCGAAAAGAAATAGGAATGAAAGCAATGAAGCATGCGCATAGAGACTACGTCTTAGATGACGTCGTAAAAGACTGGGACGCAAGCTTGACTAAACTTATTGATGCTTGGGGAAAACCTGAATCAAAGCCCGCGCTTTGGGAATTGAAGGTGTTAGATGTTTGAAACTAATTTTTTTACAAACTTCAATAAGAAAAAAGTGCTTCTTCGTGGGCCCGCGCTGACTCAGTCTGGATATGGCGTGCACACTAGGCAGATCGCACGCTGGTTGCTCTCTAAAGACGTGGATCTAAAAATTCAAGCTACGCCCTGGGGCACTACGCCTTGGTTGATAGACAGTAATCTATGCAGTGGATTAATCGGAGCTATGATGCAGAGAACCGTTGATCCTACTGATCAAAGATATGATGCAACTTTTCAAGTACAGCTACCTAACGAGTGGGACACTAGCATGTCCAACACTAACATTGGAATATCAGCAGTCGTAGAAACTGACAAGTGTAATCCTGCGTGGGTTGAAGCTTGCAATAAGATGACTTCGATCGTAGTACCTTCAAAGCACTGTCATAGTGTTCTTCTGCAGTCTGGCAGATTGAATGTTCCTGCGCACGTGATACCCGAGTCTTTTCCTGATGAAATTTTAAGAGAAAAAAAGACTAGAGTAACTGACCTACATTTTGAGACCAACTTTAATTTTTTAATTGTGGGTCAAATCACAGGAAAGAACGCAGAAAATGATAGAAAAAACATCTTCTATACAATTAAATGGATTTGTGAAACATTTAAGGACGACAAGAATGTAGGCCTGGTAATTAAAACTAACTCGGGCCGAAACACAAAGATAGACAGACACATCGTTGAGAATGTGATTAAGTCTGTTTTAACAGAGATTAGAAAGAAACCCTCACCTAAAATCTACCTCCTGCACGGTGAGATGACAGACGAAGAGATGGCATCATTGTACGTGCACCCTCAGATAAAAGCTCTGGTGTCACTTACACGCGGCGAAGGCTATGGTCTACCAATTTTAGAGGCAGCTGCATCTGGCCTTCCTGTGATAGCTACTAATTGGTCTGGGCATCTTGACTTCATGTCTAAGGGCAAGTTTATTGGAATTGACTACAGCTTAGACAACGTACATCAAACTCGTCTAGATGGAGAAATTTTCATGCCAGGATGCAAATGGGCGACTCCAAAAGAAGACGACTTTAAGAAAAAAGTTGTTAAATTTAGGCACTCAACTTCGACACCAAAACAATGGGCACTTGATCTAAAAGAGAAGATAAACAAAGATTACTCATTTGACGCTGTTTCTAAAGCGTATGATGAAGCTCTCGGTAAATTTCTATGATTGTAACTTTCATATTTGCTATCTTATTTGTCATTTCTACAACACTGTTAATTAGAACAGCAAGAAATAGCATACAGCTTATTGATAAAATTGACGACTTAGAAGAGCAATTAGGGTTGGCTGTTAAAATTCTTGAAGAGCGTCATAAGCGACTTGAAGCAAAATCAAAGACTGAAATTTTTTTTGATGATCCTGTAGTTAAAGAAGTTGTCAAAGACATCGCGGACTGCAGAGACGCTGTTGCAAAAATTATTGATAATTTTGAAAACAAAGAGGAACAAGACGAATAGACGCGATAATATAAGCGAAAATTAAGATTAGTTGGTTATTAATGTCAAAGAACTTAAAAAGAAAAAAGAAGACGTCAGGGTCGAAAGAAATTAAAAGACAGAGTCTAGATAAGAATATTATAGAAATTGATTTAGCTTCTAACAATGGAGCTGCACACCTTGACAAAATTAATGAAGTCGATGTCATCAATAACAAAGAAGAAAAATCTAACTTAAAACTCTATTTTAATCAAGACACACACAAGGCAATAGTAGCATTTCAATTAGAGCAGACAAAAAAAGACAGAGATAAGCTTTATGTAGAGCAGATAATGCCAGCTTTTGAAAAGCTTGTAGAGAATCTAATAAACATCTATAAGTTTACAAGCATGCATGATTCTTACGAAGACTTAAAAGTTGATTGTGTCAATTTTCTATTTGAGACCATACACAAATTTGATGAAACAAGAGGAACTAACGCATTTTCATATTTTAACGTCGTTGCCAAGAACTGGCTTATCATTAAAACAAAACAAAAATCTCAGAAGATGAAAAAACTTGTTAGCTTAGATGACCCTGAAAGTCTATCTAGCTATGACACGTGCCTGATAGAAGAACACAATTATCTTCCCTTCAAAGATGCTGGCATGGAATTTGCAAATCGCAAAGAGATAGTCAAGATGCTCTACGACATAAGAGCGAAAACTAAGTCGGAAAATGAATTGATTTGTATTAACTCTATCATCACTGTTTTTGAAAATTTAGACGATATTGACCTGTTAAATAAAAGCGCAATACTGCTTTATATGAGAGAATTATCGGGTCTCTCGCCCAAGCAAATGACTACTACGATGCAAGCGATAAAGAGTTATTACAAAAAGTTAAAGATAGAATCTGCCAAATCTCAATAATTGTTAATATGAAATCCATTGAAGATGCAGAAATACTTTTAGAACAAAAGACTAAAGACTTTTCAGATTTGCTCAATCAAATAGACGGTGTTTCTGATAAAAAAAAGAAACTGTGGAAAGAGATATACGAAAATGCAGTCGTAGACCGTCAGAATGCTTACTTTCTTTTTTGCGCTTTAGTGAAGATAGTAGAAAACGATAGCACAGAGCACGCAGTGCACGGCAAGACCTTGGCGTCATACATTGAAAAAATGGGGAAATCAAACGATCAGCTAATTAGATTGTCTGAGCTGATATCTAAAGCAGAAAAAGCTAATAATGAAATAGACCCAGAAGAGATATTTAGAAAAATAGAAAATCAATAAAAAGCAATGGGAATTAATCCAAGAGATTTCATACAGTCTTCTGATATAACAACTCAATTTGTTGAAGGTAATCTGATCAGTCCAAAGGGTCAGTTAGATTCTGCACCTTTACATAATCCTACTTTTAAAAAGATGGTGATACTTGACGTTGTGACGGACCCAATTAGCATTCTTGGGTCCGAAATGCAGACAATTAAAAAAATAGAATATTGGCGAAATATTTTAAAAGTAACCAATCTTAAATATGCAAATGTTTTACCAAGAAACACCATAGTAGGACATTTTATAAATAGTAATGAAAGTCCCATGTTTGCTTTCCCATTCTTTCCGTCGCATTTTTCATTACCGTGCAAACCAGGCGAAACTGTTTGGGTAATAATAGAAGATCCTGATTTACCGAAACCTGATATCGTCTATTGGATGTGTAGAGTGACAGAGCCTCATATCGCCGACGATGTCAATCACACCCATGCGCCTAGATCTTATGATATTTCATTTGCAGGTGTTGATAGATCATCAAAAAAAGATAGATCTGAAAATAATGGTAAAACCAAACCAGTCTATGAGCTTAGAAACGGAAATGTTCTTATTACAGGTGCAAATGACGAAAGAAGAATTGATAGAAATAATCTTCTAATAATGACTGCAAACGAAGAAGATTATTTTGAAAAACTTATAAGAGTAACAGATGCATCACAATTAATTCAGTACGAGGCTGTGCCAAGATTTAAAAAGAGGCCGGGGGATATTGTTCTTGAAGGAACAAACAATTCATTGATTGTTCTTGGGACTGACAGATCATCTAGTGCTGGTAAATATGAAGACACTGGCACTGTAATGGGACCTGTACCGTCCACTATGCCAGAAGATATGCAAGGAGGCGATGCAGGAAGCATTGATCTTGTCGTCGGCCGCGGCCAAACCAAAGAGACTTTTGGTGAACAAGTTTCTACAACTTCCATATTTGGTGCAACAAGCAGTACTGCAGGTATTGAAATAAAGAAAGAATTAGGAAAAGCTGAAGATCAACTATCGCTAAAAGAAGGTGATTTTGATCTAAAGAATGATAGAAGCAGAATTCAGATATCTCAAAAAACTAAGGTTGACACCAATTACGGATTATCTTCTTATAATTCATCATTTAGCGCAGGTAATCCTAGTCCTGGTACTCCCATAAAAGACGACGAGGACGGCGATGCTGCAATCGTCATAAAGACTGACAAGATCAGACTCATTGCTCGATCAGATGTTGAAATATTAGTAACCTCTTACAAAGACGGTGCCAATGCTAAAGAAGCATTCATAAAGAATGAAGTCGATGATACTAAAAAATGGGCATCAGTCGTGATAAAGAGTAATGGCGACATCGTCTTTAAACCTTCAGAGTTAGGTTACATAAAATTAGGAGATGATGATGCTAATCTTGGAATAGTCTGTTCGGATGCACCTGTCACACCTACAAATGGTACAGTTGTAGGTCCTCCCATGATAACGACTATGGGTGGACAGTTTGCAGGTTCAAAACCTGCTGGGACAGCAGCAAATAGTCCGTGTTTAGCACCAGGACAGGCAAAATACGCAAGTAAAGTGTTGATTAAATAGTGGAATAACACACATGTCAGAAAATAAAACAATTTTAGACCCTAGTGATGGTTGTTTGTTCCACGCCGGAATTCTCACTAAAGTCAACGGTGAGAAAAAGCTTACTTCGGGCTACAAAAATTCGGCCAAAGAAAAATTTATTCAAGAAGTAATAGATGAGATCACAAAACCAGAAGAAAGTACAAGCATAGCATTCCCAGTCGGTGCACCAAATCCTCCTGTTACCAATAATGAAGTATTTAAAGATTTAGCCGACGAAAATAAATTTAAAGCTTTTCACGAATTAATTTTAATTCAGTATCAGAACATAGCAATAAGTCTAGATGCTCCCTCTAATTTTGAAATAATGAAAAAAGGCTTACCCATAGTAGACCCAATAGCGCTTGCTAGTCAATTGGAAGTTAAACTAAAATTGAATAAATTAACCGATTTTACGAAATTTCTTGCGCCCAATCCAGCACTTTTAGCTTCAGAATTCGCTAAAGCAGGTTTAAAAGATCCCATAATTCCTGGTGGTAAATCTCCTATCACTCCCATAGGAATGCTAAAAAAGCTGACTGATTTAAAAAATAAATTACCAAATTATGAACCGCCTGTTCCTCCTATACCAACAACAGAGCCTCAACTAGCACCAAATTTAGTGCCTGATTCGTGTGGTGTTGCAGGTCCTAGTCTTCATGTTTATCAAAAAGCATTTGCAGAAAATATTGTAAAGTTTATGCCAAGGATGATCGTATCTGCACCTTCAATTGCAATACAGATAACTACGGGAGGCCCAACAAAAGCTATAAGTGCAATTGCAGGATTAGTTGAAAGTTCAGGTCTTGTTGGCGAGCCTTTAAACCATTCAAGCGGCGCGCCGCAAGATGTTCTCATGCGCGCTGTCAGAAAAGTGATGTGTAGAAAGATTGCTGAAATGTGCATGTTTCACACAATCGGTGTTACTTTAGGATCAAGCGTTAGCGGTCTAGTGGGGTTAATGGCAGGTTCATCTTCGAGCCCCGCCGACGCGGGCCCGCAGCTAGTTGGCACTTCTGCGGTTGCGTCAAAAGCTGATACTACTTTAATACCGAAAGGAGAAGAATCAATTGACGGCGTGCAGCTGACACCTCAAATTGATCCTACACCCATTACACAAGAACCAATGAAACAAAAGCCCCCCGGGGCGACCGCCGAGGAGCGCGACGACGGCGACCCCGGCATACCGCATGGCGGAGATAGATACGATCCGGAACCCGAAATAGACGCTTTAGATGAAAAAACAAAAAAAATAAATGGAATACAAAAACCAGAAGATCTCAAGAAACAACAAGAGAAAGAGAAAAAGAATTATGATACAAAAGAAAATAGAGAAAAAGAGCAAGCAATTGCTAAAGCCGTAAATGAACAAATTGACAGTGATAATGCAGTCGAAGGTGCCCCTCAGAAAGAAAAAATTGCTGAAGATGGTCCTCCTGATTCTGTCGAAATCATTGCACTCCCGCCGCCGCCGGCGGAACCACTAGTCGACGACGAAGGATTTCCGATCGCGGAGGGCGTGGAGCCGGCCGCGCCGCGATCATATGATCTGCCAGCTGACGTTGCAGTAGAAGTTGAGGATGTGCAAGGTGGTTCCGTGCGTGATTTAATAGTAGCTAAAGCGGAACAATCCGCGGGTCTTAGATGGAGCGCGAATACAAATGAGTATTCTTCTTGCATATTTTACGCAGAGTTTGCATCAGATCCAAAAAGAGCAATTGACATGGCAAAAGTTACATCAAGCTGCGGCGTTTTTGCGCGTGCTTGTCTTCAGGCAGCAGGGGCAACGTATTACTTAGATCCGAAAGATAAATCCTTTAAAGAAGCAAACACAAGTTTACCTGCTAGTAAAACTTATACACCCAAAGGCGGAGATGCTGAGATTGAAAAGAGCGTGGGTAAACAGACGCTGGCAGTTGATTATTTTAATGGTTTTTACTCACCAACTGGGTCAGTTGTCGCAGCATTAGCTAGAATGGCAAAGAATCGCGGGGCCTTGATCGGCGGCGGCGGGCCCTACAAATCTATGCCTCGGGTTAAAGCGGGAGACATCTTGATAATTGGTGAACCCGCTCACGTTATTGTGGTAGCTGCAGATTTTGATCCAGATAAAAATACAGTCATGGAAACAATAGAGGGTGGTCAACAAGATCCAGGGAATGAGGGAACAGCAAGTTATAGAACCACGCCGGGCATTTTAGCGTCAGCAATAAAAAGAATAAGACATGGTTATAAAGTGGACGTCGAGCCCGACGAGGGTGAATATAATTCAAGAAAAATAACCGAGGACCCATTGAAATTTGGTAAAAAAGATCTACAGTTTGCGATCGACTCTGAAATATTTATTAATGGTTCAAATCAATCCTAGTCTAATAGTTAGCGATTATGTCAGTCTATAGCTTTAAAAATGTTGGAAAAACAAAGCTAAATCAAGATGATAATTTGATTAAAAAAACAATCACGCCTTTCGGTATAAAAACGCCTTTGAAGTTAGGCAATTTTAGTGAAGGCTTGCTGTCAATGAATTATTCCCTGTCTGATCAATTTGCTGATAACTTAAAAAATTTACTTTTGACAAACTGGGGCGAGCGCCTGGGATTGTACGATTTTGGTGCAAATCTAAAGCCTTTGACAACAGAGTTAGTTAGCCAAGAAGACTTTGACAATGAGGCAATAATTAGAATAAAAAATGCTGTAGAAAAATGGATGCCATTCGTGTCCTTAGAGACCTTTGAATCTTCTATAGACAGAACAGAAAACAGCAGCACTGGTGTGATAAAAATTTCTATAACGTATCAGATTCCTGCAATAGAAGAAAATAATCGGTCTCTACAAGTTGTCTTATATGTAATTTAGTAGGTAAAAATGGCTCTTATTAACAATAAACAAGCACTGAAGTCGGTAAGACAGAGAAATTATCTTGCGAGAGATTTTGATGGGTTTAGACGAGTATTACTAGATTACGCAAGACAATACTACCCTGACAAAATACAAGATTTTTCAGAAGCATCTGTGGGCGGTCTCTTTTTAGATATGGCAGCTTATGTTGGTGATAATTTGTCATTTTACCTTGATCACTTATACGGAGAGCTTAATTCCGACACTGTCACTGAGTCTAAAAATATTGAGCAGATAATAAAAAACGCAGGCCTGCAAATTGTTGGAGCGTCTCCTTCTATTGTTAACGTAGATTTTTACATAGAAGTGCCTTTGAATAGCGGCGAATTAAATGTAAACCCAGACTTACTTCCTACAATAGTTGCAAATACTGTGGTGCAAGCAGAAAATGGCACAAGGTTCACGCTAATAGATAATGTCAATTTTTGGCATCGAAATGAAGTTACAAATCAGATAGAACAAAACTTAGACGTTGAAGAATCTAACGGTAGAGTTATGGGCGGTCGCATTGCTTCAAAAATATTAAAAAAGTCAGGTGTATTTATTTCAGGCGTTCAAACAACAGACACATTTCAAGTCGGCGCATTTGAACCTTTTAAAACTTTTACACTTTCTTTTCCTGATGTCTCAAACATCATTTCTGTAACTGATGCTAAGGGAAATATTTACTATGAAGTTGAAAATTTAACTCACGACGTAGTTTATAAAAATACTCTCAACACGTCACAAAGAGACAATGTTTTAGTAAAAGATTCTCTAAAAGTTATACCTGCACCTTACAGGTACGTAAAACAAACTTCAATAGAAGAAAGAACTGTTACACTAACATTTGGCGGTGGAACAGCCGACTCTCTTGATGACGATGCAATACCTGATCCCTCAGAATTCGCCATTCCTTTAAGGTATACGCAGACATTTTCTAGAAGAGCTGTAAATCCGCAGCGCTTATTGCAGACTTCGACTTTAGGAATTGGTCCATCAGACACTACTATTTCTGTGACTTATAGATATGGTGGCGGTTTATTGCATAACGTTTCTGAAGGAAGCATTAGAACTATTAATTATGTCGAAGTCGAATTTCCTCAAAATCCCGCGCTAGAAACACAACAATTAATTAAAAATGGAATGGAAGTATACAATCCAGAATTTGCTACTGGTGGCGAAGATGCTCCGACGATAGATGAAATACTAGCACTTGTTCCTGCACTAAAAAGCGCTCAAGAAAGAATAGTAACCAAAGAAGATTTATTGTCAAGAGTATACACGATGCCATCAAATTTTGGAAGAGTTTTTAGAGCATCTGTTTCAAATAATCCAAATAATCCTCTTGCGTCCCGCCTTCATGTCATCTCAAGAACACCTAACGGTGTGCTAATTCCATCCCCAGACACGCTGAAAATAAATCTAAAAAAATATTTAAATTCTTACAGGATGATATCAGATTCAATTGATATACTTGATGCAGATATAATAAATTTAGAAATATTCTTTCAAATTGTTGCAGATCCATCTTTTAATAAGACTACTCTGTTAAAAAATATAATAACTTCACTACAAACTCAAATGAACACCAAAAATTTTCATATTAATCAGCCTATTGTAAAGTCTGATATTGTAGGAACAATATACTCACATCAAGGTGTAATCGGCATAGAATCAGTTACAATTAAAAATCTTTTTGGCATCACAAATAATAGAGTTTATTCAGAAACTATTTTTGATGTCAAAGGAAACACCAGAAATCAAATTATTTATCCTCCTGAAGGTTCAATTTTTGAAATAAGATTTCCTGATGTCAATATCATCGGTAAAGTGGTGTCAAATGTATAGAAAATTAAAATCCGATAAAGACACTTACATCACTAACAAAGTAGTTAGTTTAAAATCAAAAGTGTCAGGGAACGTAGGATTAGCAGGCACATTAGATCTGTTTAAATTACACGATTTGGCTCCCGATAGTACAAATGTCACAAATGAGTTATCGAGAATATTCATACATTTCGACTTGACAGATCTAAGAAATTTAAGGTCGTCAGGAAGCTTAGATATAAATCATGAATCTTTTCAATGTCAGCTCTCTTTAATGGATGTTTTTGGCGGACAACCAACACCCAGCGATTTTACAGTCAGCGTATTTCCGCTTTCAGCATCATTTGAAGAAGGCTTAGGCAAGGATTTAGTTTATTATTCTGACGTAGATGCGTCTAATTGGCTTTCTTCTTCCAGGGGCACGCTGTGGAATTCTGAAGGCTGTAGTTCTGGTGGAGGTT